TCTGTGATGGTTCTTTGTATGGTAATGGAAAGAATGCATCACGTAACGATCCACCCGGTGCATCAACATCTTTGAACTCACCTGGTTGTATGGGTGCAGCTTCATCTCTAACTCTTACACCTCGTTGTTTAAATCCTGCTGGTAAATTTGATAAAGTCCCTGCGTCTAATAATTGACGGAGAGCCGCCGTTGCCGTACGGCTCAATCCGCCAATCATGTGAATGAGTCCAAAGCCATAAAATCCAAGTCCTGGCAGAAATTTGAAATGGACGAAGTATTGGATCTTATTTTTCTTTAGATCATTGGGCGCATAGTTTCTCTTAATTGAGAGAACTACTCGGCTGCCTTCTTCTACAGTTACAATGTAGGGCAATTTTATTCCTGTTGGTTGATTGTCAGCACCAACTTCTTCAAAACCTTCTAGGTCTAAATTTACATGACACTCTAACAAAGTGTACACTGGTTCTTGTTTACCAGTTTTTTTAGTGCCATCTAATTCTCTTTCTTTTTTTTCTAAATCATTTTTTTCAACATTACCTGGAGGACCTAATTCTACGTCTCTATAAAAACCAGACACTTGTTGTTTTCTTAATTCATTTTCTGAAATTTTAATTACGTGTATTATAGATTCTGCATCGTTTAAACTAGTGGCTGTATATGGCACCACTAATTCATCCGCAGGAACAAACTTAGATACTACTCTACCCATTGGCACATCGTAGTAAACTTTTTTAAATGTAGATCCTGCTAATGGTAAATGAAATAACATAGAGTCAAACTCAGCTTCATATTCTTTCATCTCATCCATAATTAAGTAATTCATATAATCTTTTACACGACCAGCTTGTTGTTCTGTTGCTGGATTTTTAACACCAATAATTTGTGTTCTTACTGGTCCATCAGCTGGTAATAATTCTTTGTATGCTTGTGCTTGAAACTGTGTAACTGCTTCTGCTAATACTGGGTGTGTTGCACCTGAAGCTCCTTGAAATGGTTCTGTTCTATTTTCATATTTAAAACCTAAAAGATCTAAACCTGTAGTGTAAGATTGTTCCCAATCTTTTCTAGACGCTTTATAGTCCATATAGTTTTGCACCATCTCGTTGCCGATAGGTTCTAAAACATCATCTGGTAAAATATCTGCAAGATTATCAAAATGATTTTCTGTGCCCGGTATATTTATAGCTCCCGGTTCAAAATCTAATGTTGCACCGCCGTCCTCTTCTGGGATAACTTCTACTGGTCCTTTTAATTCTTCTGGTTCCTGAACCGCAACTTCTTCTGCTATCTCTTCTTTTGAAGGGATATCAACTTTAGTTCTAGTGTTCGGGAGTCCTTTATCTATATCTGCCATTCATACTCCTATGTTTTCATACCACGTTTTAATAGACCTGACAACCCTTGTGAGTCAGGATTCATAGATCTTCTTTGTGGTCCTTTGTCTATACCGCCTGATAAACCTGCAATACCACCACCTGCTTTTTCTAGTCTAAAGTTTTCAGCAAAATAACTTTGTTTTTGAAGATCATCAAGAACGCTCATAACGTTTTTATAATCTTGAGCTTTAAAATTTTTTAAACGGTCTTCTACTCCATATGCTTTGTATAAGTCTTGCACACCTCCTACTGTTGGAGGTGGAAACATTTCTAACATTGCCTTGTTTCTTTCTTTTTGTAATTTATTTTGCATAAAATCACTTGGCTCTCTTTGAACATAAAATCTGTCCTTGTAATCTCTAGCTCTTTGATCTTGTGCACCTGCTTGTCTTTCAACAGCTGTTTGATATGCCTGTGATGCCATACTTTCAGGATTCATAATTCTATTGATTCTACTTATTGTTCCAGATCTGTTTAAATCTCGAATATCAGCAGAAGCAATATCTGTAATATCTTTTCTTTGTGCTTGTAATCCTTGTTCTTTTCTACCAAACGCATCAAACACTTGTTCTTGGTCTTTTAATGCGTCAACGTATTGTGCTACTTTTGGTTGACCCTTTGTTAATTCTTTTTCTAATAATTGTTCAGCGCCGCCGTACCATGGTACACCCTCTGGTCTTCCTGAAATAATACCCGGAAAAAATGTTTCTGATAAAGCTTGTTTATCTGTATATCCTTGTCCCTTAAAATAATCATAAACACCACCCTCAACTATTCCTTCTATTGCAATACCAATAGGGGTTCCTATGCCTGTTGCTTGTAAAGCTTTTGCTACGCCTCCAACTGTTGCCTGACCTACTCGTCTTAAAAAAGTTCCAATCTGTGGTAACGTTTTTGCAACCTGTAAACCTTTATTTAATTTTGCTTGTGCAGAAGCTCTAACTGTAACATCACTTGAATTTAAATCCTGTCTTGTTTTGTTGATATCATCAGTGTAAGAGGCCGGATCATCACATCTACCAGAGCCTGTGCTTAAACCAATACGACCACCGTCAGCCTTGGCATATTTACATTTGAAACCCATTCTTTTTAAAATGTCTGCTTGTGATTTTTTATCTCCTTTTAATCCTTCAGCAGCTTGTTCTAAAGTTACGTTTGAACCAACATCTAAACTTAAACCCGTGGTTCTATAAAACTTATCCATGTCTTTTTGAATTTTAGAAGGAAACACATTTTTTCCATAAATTTCAGTTGGAGATAAAAATCTTTTTTTAATAGGATCATAATTTAATTGAGTTAATTTAACTTTACCTTTTGCTTGAGGATTATTTTCATAAAAATTTTTAATTGCTTGATCGTGTTCATTAACTAATTTATTAACCTCATCAAAATTTTTTACTTTAAGATTATTAATAATTTTTTTGTATCTAGTGGTTGCTTTACTATCAAAATATACTTTTTCTTCTCTATTAATTTTACTATCAATAAATTGAACAATTTGATTGTAGGCTGAAGATCCTTTACCAATAGTAAATGTTCCTGTTCTTGTTGGAAAAATTTCATCTATATCGACATTTTTTATTCCTAAATTCTGTAAAGAATCTCTAATAGAATTAGTTATAGTTGAATAACTAGCATTAGGCTTATCAAAATATTTTGCCATTTGAAATTTAGACCAATTTAAAAAAGCATTTCCTAATGGACCTCCAACTCCAGAATTATTTGCTAGTAATTTAATTATTCTATTTCCTCTTTTTAAATTTTTATCTATACCTTTTATTTGTATTTCTCCTCTATAAGCTCTCGCTAGTTGCATTAAAGCATAAGAAGGATTTTTTTGAGAAAGAGAAAATTCCTCTATTAACATTTTCTCTAAGGCACTAGGCTCTGGTATAGCGCCTTTTAAATTTTTAGTTCCTTTTTTTCTACCTGGTATACTAGATTTTTTAACATCATAATTATCAAAAGCTTGCATTAAATTTTTATTACCATCAAATTGAATTATTTTTGCAATAACATCATCACCTAAGTTACCTACTCTATTGTAATAATTATTTAATTTTTTATTAAGTTTATTAATTTTAGATTTATCAATTTTAAAAACTGGACGAAATGCTTTTCCTTTTACCATTCCTGGTCTTCTAACACCCATAGTTTGAAGAACAGTTGGTTCTCCTAATACATCTTTAATTATGTTCATTATTTTTTTTCCAGAATCATGTCTCATTTTGTCAATTTTAGTAGAATTTTTGGTAATTTTCATACGACTATCCACAAGAGCATGTTGTAATGTTCTTTGAGCAAAAGGGTTATCATCTCCTAAAGCATTAAATAGTTCTACCATTCCAACAACTTTACCCTCTCTCGCTTTCATTGAATCAAAAGCTCTAATAGCCTCATAAAGTTTTCCACCTTTTTCTTTATAAAATTTTTGAAACTCTGGATCTTGTGTGTATTTAAGAGATTTATCTCCTTTTTTTGTTTTAGCTTTAGCATACCCCTGCCTCGTGCCACCAAAACCTGGTTGCACTAACATACCACCCCCTGCTTTTGGATTACGTACATTAAAATCTTGAAACGCTTCTATTTCTAAAACTTTTTTTGGTCTTTGAATAGCACTAGCTGGTATAAAAGGGTTTTTAATTTTTTTTCTAATCAAATGTTTTATCATTTGACTATATCGATCAGGGGGCATTTTGTTTTGAGACATACGTTTATTCTCCTAACATTTTTGCGATACCACCGCTGGCTAATTTACCTTGCTTTATTTCTTGTAAAGTTAGTTCATCAACGTTACCACCACCTGGTCCTACTTCTTCTAAAATTTCTTTAATACCCTCTGGCTCAATACCATCATCAACATCTTTCATCTTACCATCCATGTCTGGTCTTACAGTGTACTCATCATACTCATCTGGTGGTGTTTTACCTTTTGTTGTTTCATCAGCTTGACCTTTTCTAAAAGAAAGAACTTCTTCTTCGTAAGCAAAATCAGGATCTCCTTTTTGTTTTATAACTACAATATCACCTGTTGTTAAATCTTCTTGTAACTCATAATTTTTATAAGTAGTTGTTTTT